GCTATTGAGAATGCAAGTATGGTTCTTAATATGATGCTTAAAGATTGGATGACAGATGGCATTAAACTATGGACAGTTACTGAATTAACTCTTCCATTAGTAGCTAATCAAACATCCTATACAATAGGACCTTCATCTTCTTATGATATAAATACTAATAAGCCTTTAAGACTTATTCAGTCTTTCTTAAGAAACATGTCTGTTAGTCCTCCAATTGATTTACCTATGTCTATTCTTTCACAACAAGAGTATAACATACTTGGTAGTAAAAGATCCACAGGTACAATAAACTCTGTATATTACTGGCCTTATACAACGTATGGAGAACTTAAAGTATTCTTAACTCCTGATTCAAATACAGCTACTAACTATGATTTACATATTACTGTTCAACGTTCTATTGAGGATATTACAACAGCTAACCAAACATTTGACTTTCCATCTGAATGGTATCAGTCATTACGTTGGGGCCTAGCTTCAGAATTAGCTGCTGACTATGGTCTTCCTACAGAAAGACTTGCAGGTGTTATTCAAAGAGCAGAGAACTATAAACAAAGATTAATGGCATGGGATGTGGAATATGCTTCTACATTCTTCCAACCAGATATTAGAGCTCAAGTATTAAGGTTTAGATAATGTCCGAAACCTTACGATTACCAATGAACTATGGGGTAGAGTTTCGTAATGATACCACAGACAAAGGTTCTAAGATGGTTAACTGTTTTGCAGAAGACTATAATGGAACTATGTATGCAAAGAAAAGACCTGGATATACATCTTCAGGTGTAGACTTTGGTACAGGTACTGCACAAGGTTTATATACTTATGCTAATAGAATTTATGCTGTATTAAGCAATACTCTTTATCGTACTGATCTAACTACTACTACTACAGTAGGAACATTAACAGGAACTACAACTCCTTGCTATTTTACTAATACCCTTAATGATGGATATTTGTTCTTTCAAAAGGGTGATAAAGGTTATACCTATAATGGCACCACTTTAGCTGAAGTTAGAAGTGATGGTGTAGCTTTTATTAATATTACTGTAGGTGGTACAGGATATGCATCTCCACCTGCTGTAACATTTGGTCCTGAGTGGCAAGCAACAACTGCTTACAATCTTAATGATCAAGTAGCTTATGGAGCTAACTTATATACAGTAACAGTAGCTGGTACTACAGGATCTACTGCTCCTACATTTACTAGTGGATCTCAAGCAAATGGTACTACTACATTAACTTATGCAGGAAATAGAGCTACAGGAAGTTCTTCTATATCAGGTGGTATTGTAACAGATATTGTTATTACTAATGCAGGTACAGGTTACTTAAATGCTCCTACAATTACAATAGCAGCACCTGGAGGTGCAGGTATACAAGCTGCTGCTACTTGTACTTTAAATGGTTTTCCTACAGGTAACATAGTACCAGGTACAGCTTACTTTGATACTTACGTTTTTGTAATGACAGATGATGGTAAGATCTGGAATAGTGAACCTAATGATCCTACTAAGTGGGATGCATTAAATTATATTACTGCTGAAGCAGAACCAGATAAAGGCGTAGCTTTAGCTAAACATTTTAACTATTTACTAGCTTTTGGTCAATGGTCTACAGAGTTCTTCTATGATGCTGCTCAACCAATAGGATCACCATTATTACCTAACCCTACATTCCGTATTGAGTTTGGATGTGCTAATGGTAACTCAGTAGTAGAAATGCAACAAACAGTTGTATGGGTAGCTGTAGGACGTAATACTGGTAGAACAGTTCTTATGTTAGATGGTACAAGACCTGTACAAATTTCAGATGTATCAGTAGAAAGAATACTAAACCAATCTAGTTTACAAAATGTAAGATCATACTCTTTAAAAGTATCTGGTCATTACTTTTATGTACTTAACTTATTAGATGATGATTTAACTCTTGTTTGTGATATTAAATCTAAACAATGGTCTATTTGGACATCTTATGTTAATGGGCAAGAAACTATATTAGACGGAGTATTTTTTACTTCTTATAATAATGAAGCATATGCACTTGACAATGACAACGGAGTATTGTATAATATTAGTGAGCATACTTATACTGATCAAGTTGGTCCTATCCAATTTAGAATCAGAACTCCTCTTATAGATGCTAACTCTACTAAACGTAAGTTTATTGGTAGACTAGAAATAGTAGGTGATAAGATTGGTGCTACCCTCCGAGTACGACATACAGATGATGATTATCAAAACTGGTCTCAATACCGTAATGTTGACCTAAACGCAATGAGAAGTGTCCTTTATCAAAATGGAAGTTTTAGAAGAAGAGCATATGAATATTTCTGCACAGACAACCAGCCAATTAGACTGCAAGCTTGTGAGATGGACCTCGATCCCGGTGCGACATAAAGCATTATTAAAAGCCTATGAAGGCTATAAAGATTCAAGAGAGTGTTCTTTTGAAGAGTTTTGTGAAAGAGTTAGAAATTTTAGTATTATTCCTGTAGAGAATAAAAATGGTATTGTTGGAGCTATTATGATTCGTAAGAATGAATTCCACATATCAGTTACTGAACCTTTTAATATGCGTAAATATATTAGAACAGTATTTAATCCTCTATTTAAAAACTATTTAGAAGTAGTTACAACTGTTATAAAAAGTAATACTAAAGGACTACAATTTGTTAAACGTATTGGTTTTGAAGAAGTTAATCGTAAAGATAACATTATTTATTTAAGGATGGATCATGGGTGGAGTTGTTGATTTTGTAGGAGACGTAGTTGGAGGAGTAGGAGACGTCATTGGCGGAGCTGTCGACATCGTAGGTGATGTTGTTGGTGAAGTATTTGATAACCCTATATTAGGTCTTGCTGCAGGAGTTGCTTTAGGGCCAGCTGGTTTTGGACTTTATGGAACAGGAGCAGGAGCTTTAGGTGGGGCAGCCGCAGGTGCGGGTGTTAGTGCATCTAGTATGGGTCTTATTGGACCTACTCTTATGGGAGCCGCTGGTGCTACTCCTGCCGCTTTAGCTGGTTATGCTGCTGCTACTGGAGCAGGAGCTGGTATTCTAGGTAGTGCTGCCGCAGGTGGATTAACACTTGGTGGACTTACTAGTGCCGCTACACAAGCTTTAGGTTATATTCCTTCTTCAATTGCCTCAGGACTTGCTGCTGGTGAAGTAGGTGGTATCCCTGCATCACAAAGTATCTTTGGACAACTTAAACAAGTAGCTGACGTAGCTAAGTCAGGTTATGATATTTATAGTGCATTAACAGCTTCTAGAGGTATTTCTCCTGATGTAGCTAAATTACAAACTGATCCTTACTCTCCATTTAGAGCATCTGCTGCTCAAGATTTAGCTGATCTTATGAAAGATCCTAATAGAGTCTATGGTATGCCTGGTTATAAATTTGCTCAAGAAGAAGGAGCTAAACAATTACTACGTAATAGAGCTGCTTTAGGTGGTTCACAATCTGGTGCAACACTAGCATCTCTACAAAAATATGGTGCTGAGACTGCACAAAATTGGTTTAATAATTATTATAACCAATTAACTCAATTATCAGGTGCAGGACAATCTCCAGCAGCTGGTGCTAATGCTTATAGAACTGCTGCTTACGATCAGTCTCTAGCAGAGAAAAATAGACAAGAACAATTGTTACAAGGTGTTATTGGCCTTGGTACATCAATTGGTAGCTTTTTTGGATAAAGGATAAAATATGGCTAGTATTCCAATGTATCATGGTATTCCTAGTGTTAGCGAAATTCAAGCTAAAATGGCTAGGGAAAAAATGGATGTTCTTAAAACAGAAGAAGCTCAGATTGAATTAGATGAACTTAAAACTGCTAAAGACATTATTAAAAGTCAAGCTATTGCTGACCTAACTAAAACAAAAACAAGTCAAGTACCTCCTGCTATGCCTGGTGGTTATACTATGGGTACAGGATTTGATGGTCGTCCAGCAGTAATGCCTGAAGGTGCTATGTCACTACAAGGTACTAAAGCTGCTGATGGTACACCTATGCCATCATTTATGACAGGAGCAGCAACAGAAGAACGTGCTAAAGAACCTGTAATAGATGAAACTAAACCTGTTACTATGGAAAGTTATCCAGGTAAAACAGAAGAACCTACTGTTGAAACACAACCAGTTGTTAAGACACCTATTCAACAAGCTAAAGCAGCTACTCAAGACTTTATTAAAGTTAATGATCAAGTTAATGCTGCTTATAAGACAGCTGAACTATTTAAACAAAATGGTCTTTTACTTCAATATCAAAAACAACTTAAGGTTGCACAAGATTTAGAGAGTACTCGTACAATGGCTCAAGAACGTCGTATAGATTCTGCTAAGAAGATTCTTGAAGTTACTGGTCAGATTGCACAAGGATACCTTGATGCTGATCCTAAAGATAAAGATGCGGCTTGGGGTACTGCTCTTATGCAGTTAAACAATGCAGGTATTCCTGTTGATAATTTAATGAGAGTTCCTCCAGAGTTAAGGGAACAAGTAGCTCAACAATTTGCTGATTCTGCTATGTCTGGTGCTAATAAACTTAAACTAGAACTTGAATATCTAAAAGAAGCAGGACGTAATAGACGTGCTGAAGAGTCTAATAGAATTAGAGAAGATTTAAGTAATAAACGTTTACAAGCACAAGCACGTAATCAAGAAGCTATACAATTACGTTTTAATGAACGTATGAATGTTTCTGAATTTAATGCTATGAAAGGTAAACTTACTACAATTATTAGTGCTGCTAATAAAGATCGTTCAGACATTGAAGCTAAGTCTGATAACATTAACTTTAGAATTAATGGTTTAAGAAGTGGTACTATCTTAACAGATAAGTATGGTAACAAGCTAACTAAAGAAGCTCGTATAGCTGAAGTTACTGCATTACAGGAGGATTTAAATGCACTTGATGGTCAACGTAAAAAGATTGATGAAGAAATCAAAACTTATGAAGCTAAGCTTAAAGAAATGCCAGTTCCTAAAGGTGGCTCTAAAGAAGAAGCTTCTACTACTTCAAAAGAAGTTAAAGAAGATACCGTTAGTAAACCAAGTCAGCAAGACATTAATTTAGCTGTACAAGCAATTAACCAACGTCCTGAAGCTCTAGAACAGATTAAAGCTAACTGGTCTAAACTTCATCCAGATGCTAAGTTTGAAGATTATATTAAGTTAAATCCGAATAAAGCTAGCACTAAAAAATAATAAGGAGTAACGATGGATTCTAATCCTTACCTTAGTGGTATAGAAAGTTATTCGCCTTCAAAACCTTCTTCTTATAGTAGAACTCAAGAAGATGCTAATATTCAAGGGTACCTTTCCAATTTAAGTAAAGCTGAACAAGCTGACTATAATACTATTGTAGGTGGTAGTACTTTTAACGACTATAGTAAACATCCTGGTGTAATAGGAGTAACTACTAAAGAAGGTCCTAGTACTGCTGCTGGTCGTTATCAGATTACTAAAACAACATATGACAGATATGCCAAGAAACTTGGTATTACTGACTTTTCTCCTGAGTCTCAAGACAAGATTGCTTTAGAACTTATTAAAGACAATAATGCTCTTGAAGATGTCAAACAAGGAAACTATCAAGCCGCTAACGCAAAGTTAGGTGGTATATGGGCAAGTCTACCTTCTAGTAAGTACAATCAACCTAAACGTTCTAGTGCTTGGGTAGAAGAAAACTTTGATACTGCTCCTTCTAAAAACCCTTATCTTGATGGTTCATTCAAAGCTACTGATGTTAAAGCACCAGAGTCTGAGCCTGAGAATCCTTACTTGAAAGGGTTAGCCAGGCCTAGTTCCAATCCATATCTTAGTGACGTTTCTACTGACTCTGAAAGCGATATTAGCAAAACTCGTTCCTTTCTTAAAAGTGCTGGGGGTTCTGCTGCTATTGGCATTGGTGCTACTCCAACAATGGTCGCTGGCGCTGAGCTTGGTGCCACGGGTGGGGCTATTATAGGAGGTCCAGTAGGTGGAGTAGTAGGTGGTATAGCTGGAGGTCTTGCAGGATTTATAGGTGGAGCTAAAGCTATTGAAGCTGGCTTTGATATGCTTCCTGATTCTATGAAAGAAGTTATAGGTTATGATCCTAAGACAAGACAAAAAGAAATAGAAGCTAATCCTGAAACATCTTTTATTGGTCAACTCTCTGGTAACCTAGTTTTATTTAGACCTGGTACTCTTAAAGATATTGTATTAGAAGGTGGTAAAAGAATTACTCCTTTAATGCAACGTATTGGTATGGGTACAGCAGGCGGTTTATTTGAAGCTGGTAATGAGAAGTTAGCTGGTGAAAACCTTAATGCTCAACGTATTGCTGAAGCTGCTGGCTTTACAGCCATAGCTGCTAAACCTACTGCATATACTAGAAAAGTAAATGAAATTGTAGGGGAAAAACTTGGTAATGTTATTCCTAGATTTAACAGATCAGTAGATGAATATGCTAAGACTCGTCAATCTACTGAAGAGATGGGTGCTAATGAATGGACATCTAGATGGGCTGTACCTGATACAACAGAGACAGGTGTACCTATCAGACTTGCTAAGATTGTAGATGCTGAAGGTAATCAAGCTGTACAGAAAGATGGCAAACCCGTCATAGCACGTCATTATCGTAACGAAGATGGCACATCAAAAGAAATCGTTATGGATCTTGACGAGGCTCTTAGTCGATTTGAAGATAAGCCATGGGTTAAAGCTGGCTTAGATGAAAATGCATTTAAAACTCCTTATGAATATGCTCAGTTTATTCTTAAACATGAAGATGAACATACTCGTTTGTCTTTTGAAGACTGGAAAGCTATGCAAGATCCTCAAGGAGATTTATTTAAGAATGATCCTTCTGGTGTCTACTCAGAAGAACAAATGCGTAAAGACTATGAACACTATATTAATAGACAAGCATATCACTCAGTTCAAGAAGATGTTTACATATCTCAGCCAGATGTAGAAGTTCCTAGGATTCCTAAAGATGCTGCCGAGAATGAAACTTGGATAGGTGATGCCTTATATGCACTAGGTAAAGCTGAAGAACGTGATACTGTTATTGACAGAGCTAGACGTGAGATGGCTCAAAAAGATGGTGTTTCTACAGACATGCAACAAAGATGGAGAGCTTATGCTGAAGGTACAGCAGAACTTGATCCACGTGAACTAGACTTGTTTAAGAAATATGCTGGTCAAGAACTACAAGAAATTAAACGATTAACTAAATACTCTAATGATAAAGGTTGGACTATGCATGAGTTCATAGATCCTGCTATTGTAGGAGAGTTTGCTCCTCGTATTATTATACCTAAACAAGGTAACAAATGGCAAAGAATTTTAGATATTATTTCTAAAGGTGAGTATGGTGGTTTTGATCAGGCCCTTACAGCAAGACCTGGTGCTTTGAGATCACGTAATGTCTTTGCAGGGGAACTACCTAATGGTAAACGTGTCATGCTTCAACAAGGTTCTGATGGTTCTGTATACCAATGGGTAAATGGTAAGCCAGTTCCTTTTGCTAAGATAAGTGAAGTAGGTATGTTTAAACCAGGTCAAAAGGTTAAGAATGCTCTTATTAAACAAGCTACTGAAGCAGAGATTGAAGCTCAAACACCTATGACTTATGAAAAAGACTTCCAAGGTGTAATATATCAACGTCTACAAGAAGTACGTAAGTTTATCAGAACTAATAAATTCTTAGAAGATTTAACTAAATCTGAATGGATGAAAGAGAATGCTCGTCTTCAAGATGGTAAGTCTCCTCCTGAAGGATATAGACGTCCTAAGCACTTAGATAGAATACCTCAATTTGATGGTTATGTCTTTAAAGATAACATTGCTTCTATGATTGAAGACTTTGCTAAGTCTAGCAATCCTAATGCACTTACATCTTTAAGTGGTGCTTTAATTAAAAACATGATGCTTAACCCGTTACCACACATGATGAACGAAGGTTGGCACTTATATAATGCTCGTGGTTTAACAGGTTGGGTAACACCCGCAGGTATCTATAGATTTGCTAGAACAGGTATGTCAGCCCTTAGGTCTGTACTAACTCAAGACGCTGCTTATCAAAAGACTTTATTAGAAGGTGGTTCTTTACTATCTACTAAAGTAAGAAACAACGTTTTTTCAGAGAACTTATTTAATAAAGCCAATAAAGAGTTTTCACAAACTCCTGAGTTCCAGAGTCTAGCAAAACGTATGGGTATGAAACCTTTACAACTCTATGATGCTATATCTAAAAAAGCTAACATAGCTATGTGGACAGTTCGTGATATGATGTATATGCAACTTATCAATGAAAAGATGCGATATCAAAACATGACTAGAAAAGAAGCTATTATTGATACAGAACGACACATGCCTAGCTATCGTATACCTCATAAAGTTATGGGTTCTAGAGCTATGTCTGAAGTTCTACAGAATCCTAATGTAACTGTATTTAGTAGATACCACTATGGCTTAGTTAACTCTCTTAAGAATACTGCTATGGACTTAGCTGCTGCCCGTAAAGGTCAAGCAGGGTTAAGTCAATTCTTACATGGTGCAGATACAGCCGCAGCTATTGCAGTTGCTATTGCTGTACTATATCCATTACAAGATATGATAGCTCAATATATAACAGGTAATGAAGATGCTAAGGTAAGACGTGCAGGCCCTTACCATATATTCCATGCTTTACATGGTGTGGCTTCTTTAGAAAAAGATCCTATGGCTGTTGTATCTTCATTCTTTACATTTAACCCAGCGTTATTACAGGGTGCTCAGTTAATAGCTAATCGTAAACTTTATAATGGTCAACCAATCTATAACCCAGAAGATGGTGCTGAAAAGATTTGGGGTGATATTACAAACTATACCATTAGTACAGTACCTCAAGTAAGCCAAGCACTTAAAGCTCAAAAAGAAGAAGATGAAGGCTTTAAGAACTGGTTAGCTCGTCAAATTGATGTTGAGTCCCCTACTATGGAAACTGTAATTAAACGTGAGAAGATGGTACAACGTAAAGAATCTGCAGGTCCTAGAAGAACAATGAAGTGGGAAGTTGAACAGGAAGACTAATGGCAATCCAATTACCTCCAATACCGAACAATCCAATTACTGACGTATTCGTATGGCGTGATTGGTTCTATAAAGTATCACAAGCTCTTGTGCAACAAGCTTCTATTGCTTGGAGTTCTATTGACTTTACTGGTTCTAACCTACAAGATATTCAGACTAGACAGCATAATGCTCTACAGAATATACAGGGTGGTATTGCGTCACAATACTACCATCTAAGTTTAGCTCAGTATAACTCTCTTAGTGCATTAACTAGCTTACCTGTAACAGTACCTAATGGTGGTACTGGAGCTACAACCTTAACAGGATATGTATATGGTAATGGTACTAGTGCTTTTACAGCTAGTCCTACAATACCTTGGAGTGTAATTACTGGAGCTCCTTCTATAACAGCCCCTAGCTATGGAGCTTTTCAAAATAATGTAGATCAAACATATGCTGCTGTTAATACACCTTATATTATTGCTTTAAATACTATTGATTATTCTAATAATGTATCATTAACAAGTAATAGAATGACAACATCTGTTGCTGGAATGTACAACTTAGAGTTTAGTTTTCAGTTAGCTAATGCTGATTCTCAAATACATGAGTTTGTAGTATGGTTAAGAAAGAATGGTACTGATGTAGCAGGTACTTCTAGTATAGCTTCTGTAGTAAGTTCTCATGGTGGTATAGATGGCTATGCTATTATGGCTGCTAACTTTTATATTCAAATGGCTGCAGGAGATTATGTAGAGTTATGGAGTGCTGTATCTGATACTGATTTAAGAATTGATTCTATACCTTTACAAACATCTCCATATGCTAGACCATTAAACCCTTCTTCTGTAGTTACATTAACTCAAGTAGCTTAAACTCATGGTTTTACTGATGATTGTTTTCATTCATTATGGTATAATTATAGTGTAGAGTGAAAACTTTACATTAACTTTTAAGGAGATTACTATGTGGACAACACCAGCAGCTACTGAAATGCGTTTTGGTTTCGAAGTTACAATGTATGTAATGAATAAGTAAGTTTGTTAAACTACCTTCAAAGGATGTAGTAAGTTGG